AAGTTGGGGGATTAGCTCAGCTGGGAGAGCGGTAGCTTTGCAAGCTATAGGTCAACGGTTCGATCCCGTTATCCTCCACCAATAATGTAGTATGCCGGTTTAGCTCAGTGGTAGAGCATCCGCCTTGTAAGCGGGAGGTCGTCAGTTCAATCCCGACAACCGGCACCAAAGAAATATTCCCTAGTAGCTCAGAGGTAGAAGCACTTGGCTGTTAACCAAGGTGTCCGTGGTTCGATCCCACGCTGGGGAGCCAATATAATCAAAAAGTGTTGACATACACTCTAAAGAATGTTATAATAGTTTTGTTGTGTAGCAATACGCAACCGGCGATGTGAAAGGTAGATGAGGAAAGACACCATTGGCTTCATGCCAATGAACTACAATCTGGCAAACGTCTTGAAAACGTTTCGTGCTTGAGTGACCCGATATCCATATACCTGTCATTTGTTGATCGGAAATATTCAGGCCTCTGTCGCCTGTATATTGAATGTTGTCAAGGGATACTAACACTATCCATTTGCATATTGTCCGGTCTTTTACTTGACCTTTCGCTGACCCGTCATTTTTAACCTAAGGAAATTATGAACAAACAACTTTCATCAGAAGACGCAGTAGCAGCATATGGCGATAGATTTGAAATGGTATTGGCTGCAAGTCAACGAGCCCGAGAGTTGAGAAGCGGTCATGCCGCTCGTGTTGCAGGTAAGAATGGACCTATTGTTACCGCACTAAATGAAATTGAACAGGGCAAGTATACCCGAAGCGATTTTTTGAAGACTATTAAATCAAAGAAAAAAGGACACAGAGATGAATTTAACATTGCGTAAAGCCAATGCCGTGCAAGCCGGCATCAATGATGCAATCAAGAGCATCGATATCAAAACATCTGTTGAACTCAACGAGTTCCAAGATGTAGCAGTAGAGTTGAAAAAGGCCAACGATACATTGTTTGCCAATGACGCTCGCAGACAGCGCCTGTTGTTGGCCCTGTACAACATCCGTGGCCTAGTAGGTGCGGCAAATGCCCAAAGCGGCATCGACATGAAGTTGGCCACAGCAGCCTTCTTGGACAAGCGTCTAGCACAGCTAGAAACTTTGGCTAAACTAGAGCCAGTAACTGACTTGGCTGTTATTAACGGCAAGTTGGAAAAGATTCGCAACGACAAGAGTGAAACTGCTCGCAGTCGTATCTACGGATACAACGACACGGTTTCTACTACCGTAGTTAGTGTGGAGCAGATTGCACAGGTTAAGACAGAAGTTCAAAACTTGAAAAAGCAAAAACAAAAACTCAATGACGAAATTCTTGAGTTGAACATCAAGACAGAGATTCCGCTCAGCGACGATGTAGTGGCAACACTACAAGCTGAAGGCCTGATCTAACAGACCCCGCGTTAACTCAGCGTTACAGAGTTAGGTAATTAGCAAACCTTAAACGCTACGGTGCATTGGATCTACCGCAAGGCTCTGTTCGGAGCGACTTGAGAAATCACAAAGGCGGGGCCGATTGCCCGTCTAAATAGAAAAGATGACGTGGACAGAGTAACAGCTCAGTTTAGGGCTCCTGTGGTGGGAGTAGCTAGACACTTTATAAATGCTCTCTGAGTTTAACTACACTTGAGAACACGAGTTAGGTGCTAAGTCGACTACACACCGAAAGTGCAAGGAAGATAAGGAGTTAGGCAGGTTTCGTTCGATTCGAACAGAGAGCACCTATAAAGTTATCGCGGGATAGTGAAGCGGTAAAACACGAGTCTCATAAGCTCGAGTCCCAGGTTCGATTCCTGGTCCCGCAACCAATTTCGGAGTGTAGCGCAGCCTGGTAGCGCATCTGGTTTGGGACCAGAGGGTCCAAGGTTCGAATCCTTGTACTCCGACCAATTTTTACAAAAGACAATATGACTAAAGAAGAAGAAAAAGCAGCAACAGATGCAGCACTGGCAGAATTTTTTGCAAGAGGTGGGCAGGTACAAAAACTAAAGCCTAACCAAAGCGGCAGAGCAGAAGGTGAAAGTTATTCGGCATGGTCTAAGAAAAAGCCGTCTACTAGTCCTTTAGCAAATCCTCCAGAAGAAGATGAATAACTCGCTGTAGTTCAATGGACAGAACGGTTCTCTCCTAAAGAACAAATCCAGGTTCGATTCCTGGTGGCGAGGCCAAGAGTTAAATAAACGTATGCGGGGTTCGTATAGTGGTAATACCTTAGCCTTCCAAGCTAATGCTGAGAGTTCGATTCTCTTACCCCGCTCCAAATTATGCAAGTAATCGATTACAACGATATCTTTAGAAAATTTGATTTTAGTTCTACGATCAGTCAAGCAGATAATCAAGAAGCCATAGGCATTATAAAGAATATTATCGCTGATGGGAACTACTTTACAAATAGTCCTAAATACCAGACTAAAGAAAACATCTTTTCAAGACCTGAGCCTATATGGTTAAAATATAGAATGAGTTTCTTGTTCAGTGTTTTCATGTACTTAGGCAGAGAAGCTCGTGTATCAAATATGATGGCCTGGAGTTTTATGACAAATCTCCAGGGTGCCGAAAACAGAGAAAAACTTTGGCATCATCACTGGCATCCTCAAAATCCAAATAGCAAAATGATGAGTGGGATATTTTATTTGCATATCCCCGATGATGTAAAAGATCGAGATTATTGCGGAACAGAAATGGCTCCAAACGGACCAGAGTCTGAAGGTAAATATTTTGTTAGGCCAACAGATTTCAATTGGCTAGTTTATCCCAGTGATAAATGGCATAGGCCGGGAATTGTACAAAGCAACGATTACAGGTTTATATTAGCAGTTGATGTAGAATATCAATAATGCGGGAGTAGCTCAGTTGGTAGAGCACTACCTTGCCAAGGTAGATGTCGCGAGTTCGAACCTCGTCTCCCGCTCCAAATTACCTCCTTCGGGAGGTTTCGTTTTACTGGCTATCGTATAATGGATAATACATAGAGCTTCTACCTCTAGAATGTGGGTTCGATTCCTGCTAGCCGGACCAAATTAGCTCTTGTAGTTAAATGGCATAACACATTCTTGGTAAGAATGAATAGATGGTTCGATTCCATCCTAGAGCACCATTGACAATGTAAATAAAAGAAAGTATAATGATTAAATGTATAAAGTAATAGATAAAGAAGTAGAAACAGAATTTGCTAATTTAGACTTAGCAATGGCATTTGCCAAAACATTGAATTCGTTTGTTACCATTCAAGGTGGCGAATTTGAAATCGTAGGTATATTTGGTGTTGACTCTATCAAAGACGGAGTGTGTCCGGATGGAGTTAAATACGATTGGAACAAGGCCTCACGTATCGGCCGTGTTAAGAAGGAGAGAGTATAATGAAACGTGTAATTGAAATTAGAGCAGCAGAAGGTGGTGAAGACAGCAAGTTATTTGTAAGTGATCTCGCGACCGCATATTCCAAACTAGGAATGAAGCTGGGCTGAACTACCCGCCTTATAGATGTGCGTCTTGGCGAGTGTAGTTTACTAATAGAGGGCGTAGATTTATCAGGCTTAGACAACGAGCCCGGTGGACATAGAATACAGCGTGTTCCTCCTACGGAACGCAAGGGCCGAGTTCATACTAGCACCGTTACCGTAGCTGTCATAGACCAAAGCGCACCAACGATAAAGGTGACTATTCCGCAAAGTGATTTAAAAATTGAGTGGTATAGCGGTACAGGTGCTGGTGGACAACATCGTAACAAACACCAAAATAGCTGTAGAATTACCCATATTCCCAGTGGCACAATTGCCACAGCACAATGTCGTAGTCGCCAAAATAGTTTAGATCAGGCCATGGCTGCAATACAACAAAGAGTTGACAGCGAAGCCAATAGGTGTTATAATAGTAACATAGCAAGCGATAGAAAGTCGCAGGTTGGATCAGGAATGCGAGGAGACAAAATTCGCACTTACCGCTTTCAAGACGATCAGGTTCAAGATCACATCAGTGGCAAACGGGCCAGCGTTAAGAAAGTTTTAAATGGCAACTTTGATTTAATTTGGAATTAAATGGCAAAAGAAGATACAATTGAACTAACTGGTGTTGTAGAAGAAGTTCTACCTGGTAATATGTTTAGAGTAAAAGTAGACAACATGTCTACGGTAATGCTCTGTTATACCAGTGGTAGACTAAAGCAACATAAGATTCGTATCATCCTAGGCGACAAGGTTAAAGTTGAAGTTAGTCCATACGATCTAACAAAGGGTCGTATTTCATACAGGTTGTAATATGGAAGACAAGGTATTTTACGGCACCGTCCTTGCGATGTTTGCTCTAATGACTGGTAATCCGTTTATTGCTCTAATCATCTTTTTCTTTTCAATTTTATGACCGCAGTAAAAGCAGAACACAAACATCCAGACAAACTAGGTCGTAATCTTGAAATGGGAGATTGTGTAGTTTACCCTCAGAGCAATAGCATGATCATCGGCACCATTGTAAAGTTTACTCCTAAAATGATTACGGTTAAGGGTGTTGGTAATTGGCGTTGGGAAACTCGCAAGTACAGCTCGGATGTGATTAAAATTGACGGGCCAGAAGTCACAATGTATTTGATTAAGAATGCAGGCAAGTAATGGAATACATCGTTATCCTAATGATTTGGACGGTGGTCGGCGTAGGTGATGCCAAAGGTTCACCTACCGTCGTCAAATACGACTGGCGTCCGTTGGGCGAGTTTCATATGGAACAAGGTCGGATTGGTGGTGGTATGAAAACTGCTCGACAGATGTGCGAAGAAGCTGCTCGTCAACTTGCGCTCAAAGCTGAGAACTATCGTTGTGTGAGGTCTAAATGAGTCTAACCTACTACAAAATTCGCAAAAAAGGTCAACCAGAATTGTTCCGCACCAGTGATGGTCGCTGGAATACTAGCGGTAAGGTCTACGATACACTGGGTAAACTTCGAACTCTGATCACTACCAAGATCAACAGCTATCACGAGTATAGTCGGAGAGAAATTGCAGACTGGGAAATTGTTGAATATGAAGTACAGGTTAAGGCTGTTAAAGGTATTCACGAAGTAATTACAGCTCAACGAATGATGGATTATATTAAAAATGTCTAATCTTGACTATGCGTTTATTGGTTGGTGTCGAGATGAGGAAGAAAATCACGACAAGGTCTGGGGCGCTATTAAATTGAAAAATGGTGATAGTCGCTGGAGCGATAACAGCTACGTAACCTTTTGGGGTCGTCGTGGCAAAAAGTTGCAGACTAAAATTGTCACTGACAGCGCCTGGAATATGGACAAGGTCTTTGACAAAAAACGAGATAAGGGATATGCACCTGTTGACATTAAAAAGCTCAACGAGGTCTACCCTGAATTTGAAGATGATTTGAGCAAAACTGCCTTTTGGGCTATGTTCAAAGTTTAGGAAAAATTATGCCGTGGATTGAAAATGTAAGTTTTGGTGATATTCCAAAAGGCCGACATCACAATGCCGGCGAGAATTCTATGCTGATTCAGATTGTGGATCCTGCTATGGAGTTTCCAGCGCCCATGCACCGGTTCAAAGAAACACATCGATTTGAGTTTCTTGACTTAGAGCAAAACGATAAGTTCGGCGAGGAGTTTAAAGTAACTGATGCCCAGGCAGAACAACTAGTTGGTCTACTACAACACGCTCTAGAAAATCGCATGAATGTGGTTGTTCATTGTGTTGCAGGTGTTTGCCGTAGTGGCGCAGTCTGTGAAGTTGGTGTAATGATGGGCTTCAATGATACCGAAGCATTTCGTAGCCCTAACCTAATGGTCAAACACAAGATGATGCGAGTCTTGGGTTGGACCTACGACGAGAACGAGCCTCATACAATCAACGGCGTGACCACTGATTGGGGCTTCGTTCTTCCAAAAGAAAGAGAAGGTGATATTTAATGAAGATCACAAAATACAATCGTAATCGCTTGTTGAATACTTTTAAGAAGTGGGAAGTAGACAAGGAATTCGCTGAACCAATGTATAACTACATTGTTCATGGATTTAATCCAGGTAGCTGTTTTACTTCAGTATTGGCCAATGACTTCTACGGAGCTATTCAACGCAGTCATCCGGCTAATACTATTACTGCATTTAAAGCATTAACAGGTTGGATTCACAGCGAACTTCCTCGAGAAGCCTACGGCAGTTATGATGCGGTTAGTAACTGGTGCTATCTTACAGCAGAACAACGTAGGGCGCTTTTGGAAAAGCGTGACATGCTCTACACCGAGGAAGAAGAAGTCATGCTGGTTCTTCGTAATACTCACACACAAGAACCTGTGTTATATTAAACAATAGTGTGGCTTTTTAGCAACACATAGCCCTGTCGATTTCGGTTGACAGGGCTTTCGTTTGGTGCTATAATATACATATACTGAAACAACAAGGAGAGCGAAATGAAACAAGATTATACAATGTATATCTACAAAGCAGATCGTCGTTGTAAAACAGGCGAACGTTTGTATAGCACAACCGTTTGGCGAGATCGTGATGAAGCAGGGATTAAGCGTGAGTGCAATGAACTCTACGACCTATATCCTGCTACAAAAGGATGGCGCTTTGAGTGCCATCCGACTATGGTAACCGTTAAAAATTTAATGACCGGTAAAGATATCCAAATTGATCGCGACACTCCTTGGTGTTGCAATCCAGCTTCGGAGACATACTGGTCAATGTAAAGGATCAGTATGAAGTTAATAAAATTGGACCGTAGACACAATCTGTATCACAAAGGCTATCGCTATGCCTTTCGATTAGATAGGTGGACTACAGATTCTAACAAGATTGAAAGAGCTGTAAAAGAATTAGAAGGGTTCCGTTGGGATATGACATTCTGGGGTAAGCCCGGTTGTAAAAGCAACGGTTATACTTCTAGGCCTTACTACATTGGTGTAAGAAATGAATCGACAGCCACAATGGTGCTGTTAAAACTTTAAGAAAGGAGGGCAAGATGCCTAGTGTATTTTTAGTCAGCGACACGCACTTTGGTCACACAGGTGTTTGCCGCTTCACACGTAACGATGGCGTTACGAAGTTAAGGCCGTGGGATAGTCCTGAGGAAATGGACGAAGCTATGGTCAAGGCTTGGAACGAAAGAGTCAAGCCCACTGATAAAGTCTATCACTTAGGTGATGTGGTTATTAACCGTAAGGCTATGTCTACGTTAGCCCGTTTAAATGGTGACAAGGTCTTAATCCGTGGTAACCACGACATCTTTAGAGATGACGAGTACCGGCAGTACTTTAGAGAGTTAAGGGCATATCATGTTATGAACGGAATGATCTTAAGTCATATTCCTGTACATAGCGATAGCTTAGGACGTTTTGGTGTTAACATTCACGGACACTTACACGCAAATCGTGTCAAGAAGGCTCGAGGTGTTGATGCTAGAACTGGAGAAATCTTATACAGCGATGAAAACGATATTCGTTATCATTGTGTTTGTGTAGAGCAGACTCCGGACTTTGCTCCTATCTTATTCGAAGACGTAATTGCACGTATTGAAGCAGAGGGTGGAAACGTAGGATTTAGGAACGGCAACGGACCTACAATGTGACATTATCTACGTACTTTATAAGGGCTCTTCGGAGCCCTATTTTTTTGGCTAAAATTTCTAACAGGTTAGAAAGGATATAAAAGTATAAATACTACACTGATATCATTCATCGGAGTTGAAAATATGGCCTTACAAATTAGACGTGGTTCTACCGCGGATAGACTAGCGTACACCCCAGAAGTTGGTGAGCTAATCTTTGATACTACTACAAAAACACTTTATGTTGGCGACGGCTCGCAAGTTGGCGGAATTGCGTCTACATCTTTGACTCGCGATGACGTTCAAGATTATGCAGCAGAGCTACTTACAAACGGTGTACATACAGGAATTTCATTTACCTACAATGATAGTTTAGGAACAATTAATGCTGTAGTAACAGGTGGTGGAGGTGCTAGTACTTTTGAATTGAGAGTAGCTGCTGATAATTCAACTACTAGACTTATTAATTCTGGCGAAACTATTCAATTTAGCGGTGCTAACGGAATTAGCACAACATCAACCACTGAGGGTGAAATTATAATTTCAGCCCCTTCATATCATAGTAACTTAGAAGTAGATAATCTAGATGCTAGAATAATTGCTCATCCAGCATCATCAACTATAGAGGTCACTTCACCGATCCGCTTTCAAACTCGTGTAAATGCTGACGATGATCTTATTGTTGGCAATGTATTATATGTTGGTAGTCAAATTGGAACAGACGATGCTGCTATAGAATTTGTAAAAACAAAATATGAACCTGGCCTACATTTTGTAACTTTTAGACAATACTGCAACGATTCATTCGGCGGTACCGTTAACTTGGTTAAATCTCGCGGCGACTTTAATTCAGAATTACCAGTTCAATCTGGAGATGATGTTGGTTCGTATGCGTTCTCGGCATACGACGGAACAAATTTTATTGGCGTGGGTGCTATAAACGTGGAAGTTACAGGTGCTGTATCAACTAACTCTATTCCTTGTGCGATGCGTTTCATTATGCATAACGGTGTATCAAGAGCAACTAGAGCAGAAATTACTAGTACATCAGCTACTAATACTACATTTAAGGTTAACAACTTAGGCGCATATACTAGAGGGTTTATTGGGTTTAACGATGTTCCTAGACTACCTT